ATACAATGTTGACAGCTGCATTTGCACATGTACTGCAATATCCAAAGGGCAAATTACCGTTCAGAATACGTACTGCATACAAACCAAAATACAGTGTGTACTATGGGTGTCAGAGTCTGCACGAACTGATGTGTGCCAGTCGCTTTCAAATTTTTCCACGTTGTGAACGTACCATTAAAAGTCTCAAATACTGGGCACTAAAAAAGTCGGGTGGTATGGATACGATGTCTGAATGGAAACACTGTATAGATGCACTCCGATATGCTACAATGCCTATTATAGACACACAGTACCGTGCACCTAAAATCTCAAAACTCCGAAGGTAAACAATGTCATACAACAATAACCAAATACCACCGATGCCACTACACACAGACCCAGTGACACAACGACGGGTCGAACATCTAGCCCTTCGACGTAGAATGTTGTGTGGCCAGTGGATGCAAGACCTTATCGACGAAATTTCAAACCATATACCAGAGTCAAGACAAGCGACCTGGGGTGTACCTGACATGTCGTCGAATGTATTTAAGTCTGCAACGACTGCACTATGTGGTTTGTATGCAGAACCTCCGACTGTCGGAGTATCAGAGACCTCTGAAGGACAGGCCCAGGGTCTAGTCGGTCGTCAAGGTTTGATACATCATGCAGGTCTATGGGCCTTGATGCAACGTGTGCAGTTCTTTACTATTGGAATGAATGAAACATTTTTACGTGTCGACATGACAGATGATGGGCAGGGCCTGTTGTATCGTATTGTGACTGCAGATATGGTTCAGGCAGAGGCCTCTGCAGGCGACCCATCACGACCCCATACAATCAAAGAACTCCGACTGCGATACTGCAACGACATGCAAAAATACGAGTGGACTATTGACCACCTGTCAATCAAAGACCTCGACAATCCTGTGTACGAGATATACACAGTCAATGCAAATGGGGCACGTGATGAGGATGTGACTGCAAAATACCTTGAACAAACAATGTCAGGTGCACAGTATCCGTACAGAGACAGTGCAGGTGTACCATTTTTACCGTACAGTCTGTATCATTCAGAGATACATGGTGAACTATTTGATAGTTTTAGCAACCGTGAATGCGTGATGGGCAGCCTGAATGCATCTGTTTTGTACACATATTTTTTACACCTGGCACGTGATTGTTCACACCCACAACGCTATCTGATGGGTGCAACGCTTGCAGGCCTTGACACCTTCGACAACAATCTAGAAAGTCGTCGACAGGCTATTGCATCAGACCCTGCATCCATTCTTGTATTTGCACCTGACCCAGACCTAGCCCCTGGACAACAACCACAAATCGGTCAGTATCAGGCAGGTGGTGATGTCTCTGCAATGTTAGAGTCTATCACAGTATATGAACGTCGACTGGCTACATACATGGGTATCAATCCTGCAGACATACAAAAGATGAGTGGTGACCCACGTTCAGGTTTTGCAATCAGTATCAGTCGTTCATCACTCCGTGAAAGTCAAAGAAAATATGCACCTGCCTTCAGACGTGCAGACATTGAGACACTGGAGATCAGTGCAAAGATTGCAAACAGATACATGGGTACATCATACCCTGAAACAGGATACCGTATCGAATACCATGCAATACCATTGTCACCCCAGGAGTCAAAAGAACAACGTGAAAACATGATGGCACTATTGCAGGCCGGCCTCATCTCGAAGGTTGATGCCATTCAGATTTTACATCCTGACCTTGACGACCTGGATGCAAAAAAGATGTTATTAAAAATCCAACAGGACAACCTGTCATTCTAACTATAAAACAAAGGGTATACCATGAGTAAAACTATCACACATGACGGTGTCGAGTACGTTGCAAAGACACATGTCGATGAGATTGTACGACAACGTATTGCAAAGTATTCGGAAAAACTAACAACCACAGAGTCACAGCTGGCAGAGTATCAGTCAAGACTCGACGAGGCATCTGCAAAAATAGGTCTAGTCGACAATCTGACATCACAGGTTGAAACACTACGTGGTGAACTTACAACTGCCAACAGTCGGTATGAACGTCATACAGTTATCAGTCAGTACGGTATCACAGACAACGGTGTACGTGATGCAGTCGAATGGGCATATGATAGAGAGATGAACGGACGTTCAAAAAAGGACAGACAACCGTTGTCGGACTGGTTGCAAAACATCAACGAACAACCTGATACTGCCCCCAGTGTTTTACGTCCTTTCATAGGTCAACAAAACACAACAGAACAGAATGCAGAGGCAAGTGCACAACAGGCATCAATGCCACAACAAAATCAGATGCCTCCACAGATGCAAACACAACAAAGTCTATCAAACACACCTGCACCACCTGCACCACCTGCATCAAATAATGGTGTGGCACATGGACAGGGTACACCTGCACCGAATGATTTGTTGTCCAGGGCAACAGACCCGTCATTTTATGCACAGAACCGTGATGCCATTCGACAGGCATACTACAGTCAGAACGGTAAAACACAAACACCATTCAAGTTCTAGAGGTTCGACATGGCTACATTCAGATTTAGTGATGGTGCAGGTGTACCATCACGATATGACTTCACAAATCTATCATCTATATCTGTCACTCATGGACTGGGGTACAGGCCTAACATCTGGATAGAGATTGATGGCAAACAGGTGTATGGAGATATTACATACAATAACAATCTGACATTCACTGTCATTTTTGAGACGATAGAGACTGGGGTGATATATTACAGGTGACTGCCAACAAACAGTCAAAACAAACAACATATATACATAGAGGTATAAAAAATGGCTCAAAGATTTCTAGCCCCTGAACTGATTGCCGAAGGCGTCATCAAACAAAATGGTACAATCTCAAATGACAATCACGTTGTCACCCGTGGATATTTACATTCAAATGTGATCAATGGTATTCATCCTGACTCTGCAAACTATGCATCAGTAGTTGCAGATGGTGGAGTTAACAAACTTAAGATTGACCCATTGACAATCACAAGTGTAACAGTGAATACAACTGCAACCGACCTTGCAGATTTTATTTCAAATGTGTACACAGGGTCGAACTTTCAAGAAGGCGATATTGTCTTTTTAACTACACCGTCACCTATTGAGTCATATATTCATAATGGTGGTACAGCTGGTACAGCTGCAGATTGGAATTTGGTCAACAGTGGTTTATCTGATGCACAAATCCGTGCAAAGTTTTCAGCCTCTGCAGGGATTGACTACAATGCATCGACAGGTGTATTCACTGCAGACCAGTCAGAGATCCAGGGATTTTTTAGTGCCGGTACTGGGCTTGCATATTCAGGTGGACAGTTCAGCCTAAATGCAACGTCTGATCAAATCACAGAAGGTTCTAACAACCTATTTTATACAGATGCACGTTCACGTGGTGCAGTATCTGTTGCCTCTGTTGCAGGGCCTGATGTACAACTGTTGCAATACAACAACAGTACAGGTGTATTGAGTGTTGAACTGTCAGATGTGTTTTCACAGTTAAGTGCCGGTACTGGGTTGTCTTACTCAAACGGTGTATACTCTATCAATGCAGATACCGATGATGTGACTGAAGGTACTAACCTTTACTTCACCGATGCACGCGCCCGTGGTGCAATCTCTGTTGATACTGATGGACTTGCATACAACGCTCTGACTGGACAGATTGCATTGAATGCAGATACTGATGATGTTGCTGAAGGTACTAACCTTTACTTCACCGATGCACGCGCCCGTGGTGCAATCAGTGTTGATACTGATGGACTTGCATACAACAGTGGTACAGGTCAGATTGCATTGAATGCAGATACCGATGACATTGCCGAAGGTTCTAACCTTTACTTCACAGATGCACGTGCACGTGGTGCAGTACAAGCCGACCCAGCTGCAGGTAACTTGTTGACTTTCAATCAGTCATCAGGTGACATTGCATTGATGTTGTCTAGTTTGCGCAAAGGTTTTGCAAATCAGTCATTGACTGCAAATACAGGTCTAGTGTTGACCCATAGTCTAGGTGAACGACTTGTACACGTATCTGCAATGGATGGTTCAGGCAATCACATCGACCTTGAGATTGTATATACAAGTACAACACAGGTCACTGTAAAATCTGTACAAAGTTTGACAGGTATCGACATCGCAGTCAGTATCTAAACTTTATACATTCACACCTTGACACCTGGACTATATCCCCATAGTCCAGGTGTCTTTGTTTTAGTGTTATCTGTCTTTTTCAACGATGATTGATAGATTGCCTGTACCTGACTGTGTACCTATCAACAGAACACGGTTTGACTGTCTACCGACCTCCATATTGATGGTCAATAGATTGTTTGCAGGTACAAATGAATAATCTGTTATATCGACATCGAAGGCATCACCATCTGCACCTTCGTTTGCCCAGTACAGTGCAGAGGGTGAACCGAATGTGATTTTTGTGCAGTCACGTGGTAGTGTGATTTGTTGTGCAGCTGCAGTGATGGATACACGTTTGATACGTGGGTATGCGTTTGTATCAGATAGGTCGATGGTTGCCATGATAGTCTCTTTGTTGTATTTGATTATTTGTGAATGTCAGATACTGTCATTCTAGCAAATGTTAACACATTATGCGATAGAATACACACAGACTACATGACTTGATGTCGGGAGATGGTCACACCATCGGATAGGGTCACACCCGTAACAGTGAAAAAGTCCGTACACACATATATTCAACACAAAATTTAAGAGAGTTTATTATGACTACATATGCTGATTTGGGCAACCTTCGCCTCGCTGCAATGGTGGAAAATGAAGTGCGTGCCGTACTCGCTGATATGGCATCAATCCGTAACACTGGGGCATTATTGTTTGCCGGAGACGTTGCAGGCATCGGATCAAAATCCATGCGTTTACGTTTTGCAGACTGGGGTGCTGAAACACCTTTTGCAACTGCAACAGATGGTGCAGACGTGAGTGCATCTACCATCACACCGTCAACTGTTGACGTGACTGTTGGACGTTCTGCACTACGTTATGACATTACAGACCTTGCATCCATGACAGGACTCGGTTTAGACATCGACCCGTTCAGTATTGCTCAAAAAATGGCAATGTCTGCAGAGGCTCGTATTAATCAAATCATCACTGCAACATTTGCCAGTGCAACTAACAGTGTCGGTACTTCAGGTGTCGATATGTCTGTTGATGATTTCTATGATGCAATGTTTCAACTAGAGTCAGAGTCAAACAATGGTGAGTTCTATTGTATACTTCATCCACAACAGTTGTCAGATTTGCGTGATAGCCTTCGTTCAGAGTCTAACAATGCACTTGCATTCAGTCCTGCAACAGAGGACATGTTGGCTATCAAAGGACAAGGTTTTGCCGGTCGTTTTGGTGGTGTTGACATCTTCAAATCTGCATACGTAACAGAGGCCACTGGTAACAAAATCGGTGCAATGATGTCACGTGGTGGAGTTGCATACGCAGTCGGAACACCTAGACCACTTGCAGGTGCAGGTGTTGAGATCAGACCTGCAGGTACACCTGTTGTCGTGGCCTTCCAAAGAGACGAGAGTGCCGGACTTACCGAGGTTATGGGACACTTGTACTGTGGTGCTAGCATTGCAGAAGATAAACGCATTGTCAAAATCGTGACTGATGCCTAAAAGGTTTTCATGGGTGCATCGGTTTTAATCCCTTTGTACCCTGCACCCATGACCCTCCGGGGTCATGGTGTGTAGTCTTTAAAACATTAAAACATTCAAACATTCATACAAAGGGAAAATAATTATGAATACTCAAACTTTTACACCGGCCACCTGGACAGGCAAACGATCTGCATCATCTGCACCTAAACTTGCACTGATGCCGAATGCACCATTTTATTTGTTGCACCATCCGTTTTCATGGGAACTAGTCCAAATGAATGACAGCTGGGAATGGTTGCCACTATTTGGTCAACTGCATGAGATTGCAGGTGTCAATGGTATAGAAGAAACTCCACAAGGCCCTGACTCCACTGTTGCACGGATGCGTTTGATGGATGCAGGACAGACTGTCATTGATAGAGAGTATGGATATATCGCACGATATGAAACAAAGTACGGTGGGTATCACTACAGAATGAGATGGGATATACCAAAGACTATCGGTAACAAAACATTCTGGAACACAGACACAGAGTCATACAATGCCTGGCGACTGGCACTGATTGAAGAAAACATCATAGATGCACCTGAGATTGAAGTTGTGCAGTCAAAAATCAATATGGTCGATAGAAAGATTGACAGACGTTTGAAGTTTCAACACGTGCCAGAAGTCAAAAAAGAGATTGACGAACTATACGACCTTAAAAAGAATATGCAGGGTGCATACGATAGCATTCATGCACCACAACAAACAAAGTCAAAGCGCAAACGCAAAGGTGGCACAGATGCCGAATAAAGAACAAGTCGAACGGGTTGCACAACGTCTGTACACAGAACAACGTGAACAGGGTCGACAGGTCTCACGTGAACAAGTCCGTGCAGAAGTCGTCAAACGTGCACAACGTATTGACACAAAGAACAACAAATAACTCATATAGAGAGGTGACACATGGCATATAACGGTAAACCATTTTTCAGAATTCCACGACCGATGTTGTTGGATGGTGGTATTGAGGCAAAACTTTTATCAGGAGACATCACACTGGTAAATAAGGACTCAATGTTTCAAATACTTGATGCAGATGGTGTCGACCGTACGGTGACATTACCTACATCAAAACAAGGTCTGATTTTTGGCATAAAAAATGAAGGCTCTGCAAACAACATCATCGTAGTCGATGCAGATGCAGGTGCAGTTGTCACCCTTGCATTCGGTGAAGGTTGTTTACTTGTTTGTGATGGCACAAACTGGTTTGTAGCAGTAAAGGCATAATAACGAGGTAGAACGTGTCAACACAACGACTTTATAGCCCTAGAATAAGAATACATGAGGTACTTGAACGTGCACGTGGTTGTTCTATAGACCTTCCAATCTATAGAGACAATGCACTGGTATCACCTACCTCTGCATTTTTAAGACTTGCAGACCCAGATGGCAATGATGTCATCGCACGTACTGCAGTCTCTATTGTTGCAAATGTTGCCACGTACACTATTTCACCCAGTGAACTGCCTGATACCCTTCGTTTGTCTGATGGGTACATGCAGTTTTGGGAACTCACAATAGACAGTGTCGTACATACGTTCAAAAAACCGTGTGCCATTGCATTGTCTGCCTTGTATCCTGTTATCTCTGACCTCGACCTAGAGGCAGAATATAGTGACCTTGCAAACATTCGACCGTCTAGTCTAGGGTCGACTTATCAGACATATATTGATGAGGCCTGGGTGCAGCTGATACAACGAGTCAGAGACCAGGGCAACATTGAATACTTGATTATGTCACCCCAGTCTTTACGAGCCTGTCATAAAGGGTTGACGTTCTATCTGATTTTTAAAGATATGGATAGTTCAGGACTCGGTGAAGGTCGATATTTAGACCTAGCCCGTGAACATCGCAAACAGTTTGAGTTTGATTTTAAACGTCTGAAGTTTACATACGACTTGAACCAGGACGGACGTGCAGACGATGAAACAAAACGACGTTCTGCAGTCGGAGTCATCTATACAGCTGCACCACCCATATGGTATCGGAGGTATTAGATGTCTGCAGTGTCATTGTCTACAATCAGACAACGGTTTGCAACACAGATTGATACCTTGACAGGTTTTGATCAAAGTCGCAACCCATACGACGGCTATGGACGTTCACCGAATACCATTGCCCATCAACGGTTCAGTGTAGGTATCCGTGGTGTCAATAGTCGTGATGATGACAGACAACGACGTTCTGCAGGTGTTATGTCAGAGACTGAAGTATTTGTTAGATATGCCTTCAGAATACGACCTAAAGACCAGCTGATTTCATATGACGATGCACTGGACAGTGCACAACAGGTCATTCAAACCATCACAAACCGTTCAACACCATTGCACAGTGATTTGCAAATCAGGTTCACAGGACTTGACAACGAACTGGCAGACAGTGGTGAATGGTGTACAATCAATCTATCATTCAACGTTTTACATTATATTTATTTAGAATAGGAGGCCACTCATGGCAGATAGTTCAGTAGTCGCAACACGTCGCGACGGTAAAATTACAATCACAGACAACAGTGCATCATCGTACGAGGTGTCATTTGAAGTAGGTGATTTCAGTGCGTCAGAACCAGGTGCAGACCGTGTTGTTATTCGAGATCGAGGTGCTATTGTTGGCCTTCGTAAAGGTGACGACCCTGTTTTGTCTTTTTCCTTCAGTGTACACATGCGTTCATTGACAGATACAACTGCAGATAACTTGATGGATCGTTTGTATAACCGTGGATTTCACAGTGGTGCACCATTGACATCAACAGGTGCAGATGGGTTCGAACAGTTCTTACAAACTGTCGTATTTGAGACAGACACAAGTGCAGTCGGTTCAGGAAAAACATACACTGCAACCTATGCAAAATGTTATCTAGAGGTATCTAGTTTGTCAGAGTCTGCAGATGGTAACACCATCGAGGTATCGGGTGAATGTTATGCCGGTGTAACATACGCACAGACCTAACATCAACCATCATGTCATAAGGGAGTCATGAGATGGAAATACAAGTAGAAACATTTGGTACATTGCAATGTACAAAACCTGCACTGTCGACCTGTTTTGATTTGGTCTCGATGTGGTCTGACGACCAGTCGAGGTCATCAATGGGTCGACTCTGTGCAATGGCAATCTGTATCTGTGCACAGGATGCACGTCTGCCAAAAACACGACACATTGTCAACGTGTCAGACTATGGCAGTCGATGCCTGGATACTTTACTGGGTGCAGATGTACCTGTTAACCAAATTCTAGAATGTGGAATGCAGTGCATTGCATTGATGGCATCTGCACTGCCGAGTGCAAAAGAGGTCAGTGAGACCGAAAATTTTACAGAACCTCCAAATCTGGACAACTAGAACGACAGGCATTTGCCATCAGTCGGTACTGGGGTCGAGACCCTGAATGGTATAGTACACTGAATACAGATTTGCAGGCACGTTTGTATGTTGATTATGTCATGTCACATGAAACAAAGAAGGATGCAGAGACAAAAAATCAACAGGCAAAAATGAAACGAGTAAAGAACTGGAGACGTTCAGATGGCTAGAACAATCAGATATGGAAAGGGTCGTGCATCCATTGAGATGGACAGTACACAACGTGATTTGATTATGGATACCTTAAGAGCTGCAGAACCTTCAGTAATAAAGGTACTAGAGGATGTCACTGAAAAACTTGCACAACAGTCTGAAAAACGATGGTTGATAAGACAACCGAAGTACGGAGACAGTAAAGGGTCGAAGTTCAAACACTCTATAGGCCTTCGTATTATTCCACCGTACACCATAGAGGCATTTGTTGAAAACACTGCACCCTATGCCTGGGCAATCAAGGTCGGTCGTGACTCGACATCAAACCTACGTGAAGGCAAACGACTTGCAGATGTTGTTTTGTGGACACCTGCACGTAAAAGTGCACAAAAGGTTGCAGAACAGATTGCATCTGAAACGATAAAGAGGATAAAATGAGACAACGACTGTCAGAGAGTGTCACAGGTCTGTATGATAGACTGTATTGTTGGATGATGTTTACATGCATTGTGTGCATTATGATATGGTGTATATTGTTAGAGGTGGCAGATGGCAGACGTAAATAAATCAGTATCAATCAACTACAGTGCATCGACTCAAAATCTAGAGAAGGCACTGAAGAAGATACCAGGCATCACAGATGCACAGACAAAAAAGGCAGTGGCAGACCTCGATAAAAACTTCAAAAAAATGGAAGGTTCTGCAGAACGCACATCAAAAAGTGTATCTCAAAAGATGAAGAAAGTCGGCAAGTCGGTTGCAATGGTGTCTGCAGGTTTTGTTGCAGCTGCAGGTGCGACGGTGGCATTTGGTCAAAAGGTTGCAGACCTTACAAATGAACTAGTCGATGCCTCCACAAAGACAGGTATAGCAGTCGATACACTTGCAGGTTTGCGACTGGCTGCAGAGGGTTCTGGTTTAGGTTTTGCAAATCTAGAGGGTGGTTTGATAAAGTTTCAGACCTCGATGTTAGATGCCAGTAAAGGTTCAAAAGATTTGTCGGACACATTCAGTCGTCTAGGTGTCGACGTCAAAACATCCAGTGGTGAACTCCGGTCGGCAGATGATGTTTTTAATGACTCCATCAAATCACTGGGTGCAATGGAGAATGCCACAGAACGAAACGCACTTGCAATGAAGTTGTTCGGACGTTCATCAGGGCCTGCATTGATACAGAGTGGTGCACTTGACAACCTGGAGTCAATGACACAGCTTGCAACAGAATTCGGTGTATCCATCAATGAAAATGCAATAGGCAGTATGGGCAACTTTCAAAGAGAGATGGCAAATTTTGGTCTGGTTTCAGATGGTGTGATGCAAAGATTGATCGAGTCTGTTGCAGGTAAAAACGGACTCAACAACGGTATCGAAGGCGCAACCCAAATCATGATATACCTCGGTTCAATCACAGGTGATGTCGTAGGTTTGATGGGTCAGAGTTTTGAAAACATGTTTGCAATGGTCGAGGCATCTATATTTTTGATGAATGGTGATTTTGAACGTGCCGGTGTATTGATGCAGGATGTCATGAACGAAAACGAGACTGCAGTGATGAATGTCGTCGGCATGTTCGGTCGTGCATCTGCAGAGGTCGACAAGTTCAATGAACTAAATGCAAAATCAAAGGCATCTGCAACGATGCAAAAGACTGCAGAACAGACTGAACGTACACAACACAGTATGCAAAAGGTTGCACAGGCTACAAAACAAGTGAATGCACAGATGGCAGAACTTGATGACTATATGTCAGATACACAGTCGACTGTTGAAGATTTGCTCAATCAAGTCGGTGCACGTGGCCTGCAACTATTTGACCAGTCAGAGGTCGAACGCATCAAAGAACTGGGTGACCAGCTAGAGTTTCAACGTAGTCTGATTGAAGATCAAATACAGTTTCAGATACAAGGTGGTGAACAGTCTGCACAGGTACAAGAAAAAATCAACGGTCTGAAAACAGAACAGATGCGTCTAGATTTTGCCATTGCACAGAATGCAGAGTTAGAACGACAGGAGCTGTTGACCTTTTATGATGAGATGGAACAAACGCAAAAGGATGCAATATTGTCTGCCTCTGCAGGTATGATTGATGTATTTGGTGCATTGACAGACACGTTAACTGCATTCAATGAACGTGCAATGGCACAGTTCGAAGATACTGCACAGAAACAATATGCCATCAATGACAAACTATTGCAGGACGGGTTGATTTCATCAGAACAACATGCACAGAGTCGTGAATACATAGAGAATAAACTGCAGGACAGTCTGCAAGATGCAAAAATGAAAGAGTACAAAATCAATCAGGCATCTGCCTTGTCTGATATTGCTTTCAGTACTGCAAAGGCTATTGCACAGGCCTTGACTCTGCCACCTATCGCACGGGGTATTGCCATCGGTGCAATAACTGCCACAGGTGGTTTACAAGTCGCCTCGGTCATGGCACAAGCACCACCAAAGTTTGATGTCGGTGGTATGGTCGGTTCATCGACTGACAATGCACCTGACCAGGTGAATGCAACATTGTTGTCAGGTGAGGCAGTCCTGGACAGAACAACAGTCAGAGAACTAGAGGCACAGGGTGCAGATGTACGTACCTTGCAAAATATGCCGGGTACTGGTTTGCAGCGTGTATTTGTAATTCAACCATTCAAACATCACGAACGATACAATACAGCCGTATCACGTCGTAAACCTAGACGTGTCGGTTCAGGAGCATATTAGACATGGGTAACATTACACCGTCAAAAATACGTGGTTTCATCGCACCGTTCAAACTTACATCTAGTCACTACTGGGCTACCCAGTCGACAGTGACACAGAATGGTGATTTGTCAGGAGTACCTGCACCGTCAGAGGGTACAGACTTATCAATAATTACAAAGGGTACACAGACACAGACTGTCGAGGTTACAACCTTCAGAGGTGGCCACGTTACAGACAATGCAGGTTTCATATGGAAATATGAAGGGGATAACAGAGACTACGGACTGGAGACACCGAATAAAATACTAGACGTTAGAAACCTGGTTGCCACTACAACAAATGAAAATACTGCACGTGATGCAGTCCGTTTGTCGACTGGTTCTGTACTGGTTGCATATGAAAATGTGACGACTCTAGAGGTAAACGCACGGGTGGCACGTATTGCAGTTGACGGTTCAATAACGACTGCATTTATTGACGACTCTTTAATTACAGACTTGAATGGCAACCGTACATATCCTGCACTGTGTGAGATGCCAGATGGTTCTGTTTTGTGTGCAGTATGGGTTGTCGATGGTGTTGCAGATGTGGCAAACGTCGCAGTGTGGAGATCAAAAGACGATGGGCAAACGTGGTCGATGGTATCTAGTCGTGCACTACCCAGTGACATTGACATTGCAGGTGCATATGGTAGTGGTGCAACAGGTTTCAAACTTCAACCATTGACACTATCTGCAAACAACCATCAAGTCATGTTGTTAGTTGCATTGTATGCACATGATACTACGGGGTTAACCTATGGGTCGATAGTCAAACAATACTATTCAACAAATGAAGGTCTAGAATATACATTTGTCGATGAGTCAGAGGACGGTGATGCATCACACTTTTATTTGCCTCATGTTGTCGAACACAACGGTGTATTCATCATTGCATACATATCATCAAATGACTCTATATCTTTTACACGCCTCCTGGATGCATCGACATCAGTATTTGCAACACTGGGTACAATACCTGCAGATACAGTCAGTGCAAACCTGGCAGTGGGAACTGCAAACCGACTTGAAGATGGAGACATTACATTTTACAAAGACACAGACGGTCGTTTGTACTTGTATGCCTGCAATCTACAAAAGACTATCGTACTGGGTGCATATTCAGATTTGGCAGGTATCAGTGTCGAAGATTATGCAAGCAAGTGGTTAAGATGGGGCAATGAAACAAACTTCAACAATACACGGGTTGCAACATTCTTTCAACCTTCGTCAGGTGGTGGTATACAAAACATTGTCGGAGTTGCAGGGCAGGGTGAACAGATGTTGTTCACAAACTATAACAACATAGGCACGAACGCATACGACAACAGTCTGACAATGGTCACCCTCGGAGGATGGAGTACACAACAGTATCAACGTCTGCAACCATATCCAAATGACAATCAATGGGCATACGACACACAAAACTGGATACCGTTTGATTTGCCTGCACAAAACAGTGTATGGTCACGTTCTGCAGTCGGTACAGTGACCGAGGCCCTAGGTGGTGATCACATCACATTGAATGTCGTCGGTACAAATACGATAAAATACTATGTCGTGCCTGCAGACAAAACGAACGGTGTCAGACTTCATACACGCATATCAAATGTCACTGGAGGGTCAACCTCTGCAGGTGTTGCCATCGGTGCACGGATACAACAAACATCATCGACATCGACATACTGGGTTGAGGTGGTTGTGAATAGTGATGCAGTGTATGTGTACGACAAACATGCATCATCATTGATAGGTTCTGCAACTGGTTTGTCTTTACCTTCAGGTGTGCAGCTGCTTGCACACGTCGACAATAAAACAGGCCAGGTGTATGTATATTATGCAGATGCCGGTTCACCCCGTCAGTATTTGCAAATAAGTGGTGTTTTGACACTCGATGTATCCACAGTACAACAAATATACTGGGGTATACCTGACGGTACATCATCAAGGAATGCAGACTATCATTTTTTCTCGTATGGTATAGGTACTGCAAACGGGTTGAGATGGTCACCGAATGATTTGAATGCACGACAGTATGCAGGTCGTGGTTTTTATACGACAATCAAAGACGGTTTACAAATCAGTACATCATCAGGGCCGGCCCGTGAACTAGATACATACACCATTGAACCACAGTATGGTTCACCTGTACAACGAACATTGCACACAGTATCACCATCACCTCAAGTCGGATGGAGAACAGACAGTGTTGCAGACCCAGATGTTGATCAAGTACCGACACAAACCGTTGCCTGGATGCTAGATACAACATTGCAAGGGACTGCAGACACCCATACCATGTCACAGGCAACTGGTATACATTTGACTGGCATCAACTTCAAAGAGTTTGTCATTGAAAAATACAGTGGTGGGTCGTGGTCAGTCGTCGATGGTATTACAAATACAGTCGGAGGTGGTTTATCAGGTGGTGCATTCACCTTCAGTCGACAGGGTGCAGCTGTCACATGTACAGATGCATCAAACATTTATTTGCATTTGAACGAGTGCAGAGGATGGTCTGTCAGACTGGATGACGGTGCAGGCAATGTCGTTGTCAGACGTGTACTGTCATCAGGTGATGGTGTATTTGCATCGACATCATCAAAACGTGCATACCTCCATTTGCAAGGTGTCAAGGCAACCGACCCCACAACAGGCACTGCACATCTGATACCGGATGCCTGCACAGTCATCATCAATGAAAACGAGTTTGCAGGACTACGTATCAAAATCAGTACAGACAAGACTGCAGAGGGTTATTTTGAGATAGGCACAATGGTGATGGGTCACGTTGTTATCACGTCACCCCAGTATGGTAGAGGTCGTACAGTGGAGTTCAGTGCAAACGTCATCGACTCTGAAGCACCGAACGGTACTTTGTATTCACAAAGACAGGGCAATGGTGGTCGACTGGTACGTGTGTCCTGGACAGACGGGGTTGATACTTCATCATTAAATGCATCCCCTGCAGACCCAGATCATTATGAACTGTACAGTACATCACCTATTGCAGTAAAAGGTTCTGCACCCAGTACAATGATGGGCCTTGTTGACTATCTCGATGGGTCTGCAGATGCAGTCGTGTACCTTCCATCAATCACAACTTTGTTCGGTGGGTCTCATCTATTCAACAGATACCATGAACATGTTTTGTGTACCCTGGGTACATCTATGCAAATAGACCACGTCATTGGAGACGAACTACTGGCAGACAATGAAGGTGAAGTATTTAGGATTGCAACTATCATTTTGCGTGAGGTTAGATGATGCGTACCTATACATCGACTGACTTGATGGGTGCACAGATTGTATTCTGTGTCGACTTCGAATATGCAGGCAAGTTGCATCGGTATTCGACAAATCATGTTGTCATACCTTCATCTGATGGAGTCCTGGAGTATCTGCCAACCATACGAGATTTTGACTATGTGGACAGTGCCGATGTACTTGCAGTCGATGTCGAGGCAAACATTGTATCAATGGGTATTGTATTTCAAGACATTGATGTATTGAAGGTGATTGCAGAGGGTCAGATTTTGGAGGGTGTCACTGCAGAATTCTTTTATGTGTTGATAAAGAATGGACAGTGCATCAATACATATGAAAAACGAGTTGTGTTGTACACAGGTCAAATACAAGAACCTGTGTATGGTGACCCATCAGACATTGACAACTTTGTTGCCTTCAGTATTGAGTCACAACCGTACACAAGTGAAAATCTGTTACTTGATGAGTCATTGATTATAGACAACAGATTTGTCAATGCAGATGCAGATACTGCAACAGGCAAACCGTACCCTGTTGTATTTGGTGCAGCTGCATCATCACCGAACATCTATACACTGCCTGCATATTGCATCAAAAAATATGACAGTCATAATGCACACATGATGATTGCAGGCCACAGAGTCGAGTCGACAACTGCAACCATTCAAGACGATAGTTTTAACACTGCTACAAAGTCGATACTGATTGATGATGATGGTAAAGGCAATGTGTATTCATACATCGAACTTGTACCATCTGACAATGTTGCAATGCCTGGTACATCAACATCGGGTGATAGTCGTGAATGGTGGATATATCTGAATGCAGGTGGGTACATCAATACATATGGTGATGGTGATTTGACACGGGGTGGTGACATCTGTCGATGGGCCTTGCATCGTTCAGGGCAACGTATAGACGATGGTGAATGGGCAAACCTGTCTGTTTTATTGAACCAGTATTCATTTTCAGGGTACATCAACGATGCAGAAGTGACTGCCTTCGAATGGTTGAATGGGTCTATTTTGCCATATTTGCCTGTGACAATGCAGATGGGTGCAAATGGTATCAGACCTATCATCACAGAACTATGGGCATTGACACATGTTGCATCGGTGTACAGTATAGAAGTCGGAGACGATAAACAATGTCAACAGTCATCACCCGTTCAAACTTTACGCAACACTGCAGACCTTGCAAACGACATATCATTGAAGTATGCAAAACGAGGTCACGACCAGTCAATGTCACGAACAAAGACAGTGCAGTCAAACCTGGCAAAACAATCACAAAACAGGTACGGTCGACGACCCAGAGTCATAGAGGCCGACTACATATATGACAACGGGACTGCATCGAAGGTTGTTATGGATAAAATCAGAGCCTTGTCAACTCCACTGCAGACAGTCGACATTGATGCACCCAGTGAACTGGGATGGTTGCAGGTGGGTAACGTCATTGATGTGTCGATACCCCGTGTACATCTATCAAGTCGTAAAATGATGGTGATTACTAAATATTGGAGTGATGGATACTGGGTATTCACACTGTTATTCGAATGACATTGCCTGTCATAGACAGTGACAGATGGTGAATACGTAGTACAATATAAAGACCACAGAGGACAGAATGCAGGTATTTCTTGACAGACAACATCGAGGCAAACCAGGTCGATGGAATGATGAAGGTGCAAAGAATGCAGAGATGACAGAGACATATCTGACATCACAGTACATTTTTCATGCAGAGAACCATTTGATGATGCACGATATTGATGTCATTGTTTTGACTGATGGCCACTATTCAGAACGACATGCACGTGTCAATGAATATGCAGATAGTAAATGTGTGTACATTGCCTGTCATGTCAATGCAGGTGGTGGTGACTATGGTGCATCGTTCTATGACTATCGTTCGACATCCGGGTCAAAACTTGCACATTTGATTGACTTATCACTGGCAAATCTGTGTCCTGAACTTCGTACAGTAAAACGTATCGAATGTCGACCAGATGACTGGACAAAAAACGCATACTATACAATCAAAGGAGTGGCACGACCTGTTGCCATCTGTTTTGAACCGTTATTCATCGACTGCAAAGACCACGAACCATTGACGACACCTGAAGGTATCCGACGTGTAGGTGTTGCACTGGCAGAAGGTATCACAAACTATTTAAAATCAATGTGAGGTACACATGGCACTAGACTGGAACAAAATGAAACTCGTTGCACAGATTTTGAAGGCAATACAACCTATCATATGGGATATTGTCGACGACATCATAGAGGCAAAAGAGGATGATAGTGATGGTGGTGATAAAATCACACGTGACGAACGTCAGGAAATTATCATTGAACATCTGTTAGACTTGCCTTCGAAGATTGAACCATTGTTGAAAAAACTCTAGAGGTTCGAGATGGAACAGGAATTATTCAGTCTGTTGGCAAACGGTGCACCGAATGTTGCATTTGCGATGTTTTTACTGTGGCAGTACAAAGAACAACAGAAAAGATCAGACGACCGTGAAAAAAGGTACGAGGCACAAATGATTGACGTGCGTGCCAGGTATGACAAAGTCATATCAGATATGCAAGACAAAGAGGATGTCATGAGGCAGACCCTAGTCAAGGAAATAAACGACCTAGACAAAAAAGTCAGTCTACTTGAACAAAAGTTAGACATCATATCAAAGGTCGTTGATGAAATAAAAGCCTCATTCACAAGGATTGTATGATGCCTGTTGTTAGAGTTCCTGGAGGATACAAGGCACATGCATCTGCATCAAAAGTGCATCGTAGAAAACGTGATGCCTTCAGGCAGCTGGTTGCAATCAAAGTCAGTCAGGCACAGAAGGCAAAACGTCCGTCATACAAATGACAAAAAATCTATAACAATCATAGGCATCGACATATGCAGTGTGTGCATCATCCTCTGACCAGTCAAAATACTGTCGAATGACAGACATAGATGCAGAACGTAAAGGCAAAAATGTGTATGCAAGTGTCTGTGTACACATAAAACGATATGTCAGGACGTTGTGACAGTGATACGACAACCATTTTTGTTCAAATATGGCATTGTGTGCACAGATGATACCTGTCGACAGTCGTTGTGATACCTCTGCAACTATGTCAGTCCACAGTGGTGCATCAGACCAGTCTGCATCATTGTATCCATTGACAACCAGTGAAGTCGGATGGGCAGTATTGATATGCACTGGTTTGACCTTCGTATGTATCATGTCATGAATGGTTTTACCCCAGTCATGTGATGTCAGTATGCATATCTCGATGATTTCACCTTTATATTCATCCAGGTGTGTCGTTTCAAGGTCGACAAAATGTATTGTGCGTGGGTCGTTCAAGTTCATGATGCATCTCTGTATGGAGTGTCTGAATATACTGTACAGAATACTGACCAGTATTTGGTGATACTGTACAAAATACTGACCACTATAAAAATAAAATAAAAATGTATACATGTTTTGTATCGAACTGTGTACACTGTTGACACTGCAATACATTCAGTGTTGCATTCAATCAAATCAAATGGATAAACAAATGGAAAAAGTAAAACAACACATCATCGGCACTGCACTTGTCACAGGTGCATTCTCTGCAATAGGTTTTGTATTCATGGCACTGTGTCACATTGCAGGGGTGTAAAATGTATATGATTAGAGGCAAGGTATTGAAGTTATTAAAAACGGCAACATCTGCAAGACATTCAGGGTGCAGTCGTCGTGTAATTATCACCATTGAGACACCTGGATGTGAACACGTGTTTGATTTAGGGTACACAAACGAGGCAACAAAAATCATTCAAATGATTGACGACTATAACCGTAAAATGTTTTTTTATGACATTCATATGCATTTGCCAGATGGTACGACAGAAGTATATGATTTTTGCGGGTCATCACTGGGTATGCAGGTCATTGTAAAAGAGTTAAAAGTTGAAAAGAATGCAACTATTGAACGCATCATAAACAGAGGTGAACAATGACATTTGCAGAACACATCAATGAATACATCACAGAACTGGGGTGGTCAGTCGTCGAACTCCACAACAGAACAGACATTGACATTGCAGTACTCCAGGACATCCTGAAAGGAGATACACCGATGTACAGTCATGCACTGTTGATTGTGATGGCAATCACATCACAGTACCCATCAGACAAAACATGGTCGATATATCAAACCATTATGGTTCAACCACTATTCAACAATAAACAAACAAAGGCAAAATAATGACAACATCAAAATCAATGCGTGACTACACAAAAGAATTCGGTAGAGCTGCACTACGTAAAAGAACAACACAAACCATCGACATGGGTGATGCAGGTTTTATATCTGTCTTTTATCATCCCCTGGACTGTGATTTTATATGGAGAGGTCAGGTATCACATCGAGGTCGTATATATTCATCAGACTGCATGTGTAGACGACAGGCAGAGACATGGGTTGAAAACAAATACGAGTATCTAACGAACACCATCACACTGGGTATCTGGTTAGAGGCAATGATGGACAAACACAATATCAAAAGTTCTGCACTGGCATCATCAATCAACATAAGTCGAATGACATTGCATCAGTGGTGCAAGGATGCCAGGCAACCGACTGTCGAAAACTGGATTGCACTGGCTAAATACTGGGCCACCCATGAAGATTGTGCAACCGAGTCGATGATGGGTATGATGTCAAATCTGCAAAAGTAAAACAAATACCTTTTACCTCTGAAGGGCACTAGTTACATCGACTAGTGCCTTTTTGTTTATTCTGCAGCTGCTACATCAAGTACAAGTCGAGTTCTGACATTTATATTGAACTGTTTTGTGTTAGACTGTCGACATGAGTATTGAACAACAAAGCATATCAGAACTGGTACGGATGATGTTAAGAGGAATTCAAACAGAACACACCATTGACCCAGTTGCATCTGCAAACCATTTTGAACACAGTATACAGTCGACTCTAGGACTTGAATACGTGCATCAATATGGTATGGGCTATGTCTTAGATGGTGATGATGGTGTAATGTATGTACATTTTACACCTGACGGTGTAGATTTTGACGATCATCACGAACATCCACAGACATTGAAGGTTATCCACTGTGTACTCAAGACATTGACCCATATGGAGATGCAGACAGTGATGCAGGATGATGATGATAGTGATGATTTCACCTGGGTGTAAAGTTATCCACAAAGTTATCCACAAAGTTATCCACAGGTGTTGATAAGTTATCCACAAAGTTATCCACAGGTGTTGATAAGTTATCCACAAAGTTATCCACAGGTGTTGATAAGTGTTGACGGTTTGTCTGCAAGGCCTGTCACGGTGTCACCCTGTCGTATGGTTTGCAACATATTCTGTATACCCGTGCCAAATACCCACCCTTGTACCTATTTGGCACTGAATTACAAATAATCTTTTTTCATTCAATAGAGGGTGACAGGGTGACAGGTATGCTACTATGACGACAGTACCGATACAAAACAGGTGTCACAGAGGGTGTCACCCCGTTGACAATAGGTGTCACACCGTGACAGTGGTGTCACGTACTCAAAAAAAGGTGTGTGACAGTATTTATTTTTAATACATAAATAAATAATGACGTTATAATGGAAAAGCCTGCCACCCCTTCAGAGGATGACAGGCAAAACAATAAACTTCCAATCAAATCACAGGAAACCACCCCCATGAATAAATACAATATACCACAAAACTGGGCATCAAGCACCCAAATAACCACAAAAGAATGCACCATATCATGTTCGGTGCACCCTGCACCATCAGGTGGATGGTTCAAAACAAACAACTTGAAAAATGCACAGGTACGTTCTGTTGTCCTGGATGGCATTGCACAATCAATGATGTGTATCGACAACCTATCAGAGGATACAGGCAAAAATGGCAAGGTGACAGAACACGGTAAACTGGAGGCCGGCATATTTGCACCCGTCACATGGTCAGACATGACAGGCAACCGTGCAAAATCAAAAGTCGATGTCGTTCATGCAATGGTATTTGATTTTGATGGATGTACTGACGAGGTGATGGATGCAACACTGGATGCCTTCAAACCATTTTGCCATATTGCATACAGTTCATTCAGTCACAAGTCACCTGCAAAGAATGGTCTGTGTGCCTTCAGGGTGATTGTACCATTTGACAAACCAGTACAGGCAGCTGACTATATCACACAAGACCGTCGTGGTGTATGGTATGCACTGGAGTCCATTTTTCCCCATGTCGATGAGGCCACAAAAGACCCGTCTAGATTTTGGTTCAAACCATCATATAGAGTCGACAGAGAAGGTACACAGTTTACTATTTGCAATGATGGGTATGCACTGTCTGCAGATGCAGTGATTGATGCAGGGTATGCCATCAACACAGGTGCACCGGTTCAACGTACAACAACCGTACAAGACACCGAACAGGAGCAAACACCACAAGATACACCACAAGACACACCACAAGATACCGATCGGTATCGACGTACAGTTGTGACAGGTGAGTACATGATAACAGATGCCACAGGTACACCACGACCGTTCATCTGGTACATAGAAAACTGGGATACACTGCAAAAGAATGCATCAGGCAACATACAATGTATTGCAGAGGGTGGTCGTTCTGTCGGTGGTGCGTTCATCAATAGACGGGTCGATGCCTTGACAAGTACTGCACGGTACAGATGTACTTCAGGTCGTAACAGAACACATCATGACTGTGTGATTTCAGACAATAGTGTCGAGGTCTCATATTCAAATAGAGGTGGTACATGGCGACCCCTGGATACACCTGACAATCTTGTTATCATGATAGGACAACTCAACATCGACCTGTGGATGGATAAAAGAACAGGGTACACATGGTTCAATGGTGACAGATTTTGTGACTATCATTACACATTGATACAGAGTGCATTGAGAAGACGGTATTTTGTAGGTCGTCGACTGGGCAAAATGAACTGCATAGATGCAGTTGACCAGTATTGCCATCAAAATCAACGTGATACTCTGGTTGAGTATTTGGACACCCTGAAGTGGGATGGTCAGAACAGACTCGACCAGCTGTTGATAAAGTATTTGAATGCAGACGATACACCGATGGTCAGAACCTACACACGCAAATGGGCAATCTCTGCAGTGGCACGTGCATATGACTGGGGTTGTAAAGTCGATACCATGTTGATTTTAAAAGGTCTCCAGGGTGCAGGTAAAAGTACATTCTTTCAAACCATTGCAGGCAACTGCCTTCAAACAGGCCAGTCATTTTTCAGTGATGCATCCATTGATGTACGGTCTGTCGACGGTCTGACAAAACTACGACTGGCATGGATACATGAATGGGCAGAACTGTCAGGTATGAACCGTGCAGAAGTATCCGACATCAAAAAGTTCTTAACAACACAAGTCGACCAGTACAGACCAAAATATGGACGTAAAGAGATAGTCATGCCTCGTAACAGTGTGGTCACAGGTTCTGTCAATGAAGATGAGATACTTAAGGACTCCACAGGAAGTCGACGGTTTTGGATTATAGAATGCAACGGTGTCGAAGGTGAACGGTCGTATGATGTTGATGAACTATCTGCAGTACGTGACCAAATATGGGCAGAGGCAGTGCAGGCATACCAGGCCCGTGAAGAATGGTGGTTAACTGTCGATGAACAACAACAGTCAAATCACGTCAATACAAAGTTCGAACAGATAGATGTACATGAAACAATGGTTGATGAATGGTTGGATGACAATCCTTTACGAGTGTTCACCTTATCAGAGATGATACAGGAGATATACACTGAGGAGGTGGATACCTCGAATGGTGATACCATTCGACGACCGAAGGCAATCAAACCGAAGTATCTAGGGTGGTACAGTGGATGTCTTAAACAAATGGGTGTCACAATGTTGAATGAAGGTAAACAGTGTCGACACAAAGGCAAACGCAGTCGATGGTATTGTGCACCTGCACGACGTGACGACAGAATACTGGATACATTGACACTGACATTTTCAGATGGTGACATGACAATGCAGGTCGAGTTCAATGCAGACGGTGAACCTATTGCCATCAAACCGACCGGCCTTGCATGGCATCTGATGTCAGACATTGACGTTGAACTGGCAGATACCATATACAATCATTATGATGGTGGTGTATTGCAGTACAATCCTGCCACTCGAAGGTTCAAAAGATAACTCCAGGACAACATGATACCCATCAACACTATAGAGTTCACAGACCTCAAACGGGTGGGTATCGTTGCAGAGATTGCAGTATGTGAGTGTGTGCATTTGAACAACCATTTGCGCACGCAGCTGCACAACACATTCGATGTCGATATGGTGATTGCAACCACCCGTGTCAAACTCGATGCACCATACGACATTGACATGTGGACATTCAAAACAGGCATCGACTCTGCACAGTCAAAACATACGATAGAGGTCAAAAGTGCAAACAATGGTGGACGGTATCCGACATTCTTTGCAGAGATATATCAGACTGCCAGTCGTGGGTATACTGAATACCTAGTACATCCACCGTCATTCATGGTTTATGTCGACCTGGTATCAAATATGCACTACTGGTACGATGGGCCGACCTTCGTTGATGCAGTCAAACTGAACTGGGCAAACCGTCAACCGAACAGACGAGGGTCTGCATTTGGTGTCAGGTTCAAAACGAGGTCAAAAGAATATGGTTTTAAATTTGTACATGTTGCACCGTTCATGCCTTCAGAGACTTATCGAATGAATAAGGATGCCATTGAACACCGTATTGATACAACCCAGGACAAACAAACATTCACATACAAAATATGTACAGGTCTACCTGACTTGAACGACAAAAATGTGATATAGTCCAGTCATGGAACGAACTGCATTTGGTGACTGGGTGTACGACCAAATAACACCCCACGGTATAACTGTTATAGAGCTGTCAGACTATAGTGGCATTCATGTACGTAGTCTGTACAGACTGTTGAATGGTGAGACTGTTTTGAAGGTTGCCGACTGGATGTGGGTATGTGAATGTGTTGCCGATATGATAGGTGCAGACGTGTCACAGACTGTCACAGATGCAGTCGAATATATGTTACAACACAGATAAGGGTGTACAATGGATATATGTGAGGTATGCGAGTGCACACCCTGCGACTGTTTTGATCTAGGTGGTGGTAACAATGGCACAGAATATATATATAAACACTGCATCAGGCAACCGACGTATAGAACGTGCAATACCGAAGTTCATGCAGAGGTTCGGCATGGCAAAAGACCAGGCAACTGCAACTGCCATTCGACTGGAGAGTCTAGGACGTTTGAAGGATACAGGTGCACCTGTGAACAAACCGGCATCGACCAAAGGCAAACCGATACCAGTCACCCCATTCTTTATACAACAGGCCCTGCAGAACATGAAGAAACAAAGACAACCACGACGAACACAAGTAACAGAACCGACAGATGATGTGTACACAAGTCCATATGCAGTCAAGTCCACAAGGTCAAACCGACTGCGTAACAGAGTGACCAGAGGCCGATGATGAAAAGGGATAAAATAGAATTCTGTATACTGGTTATTCTGATGTGTATTTTTGTATACCTTGATTTTACAGGTGTTTTACCAAAGGTCAGACACACGTGCTATTTTTACAACACTCGATGCATGCAGAGGTGACAGATGGATAACAAATATACAAAACCTGCACTGCGTGAACGCATCAAACGTAAAATCATGTCAGGTACAAAAGGAGGCAAGGCCGGTCAATGGTCTGCACGCAAAAGCCAGCTGTTAGTAAAAGAATATGAAAGAAAAGGTGGTGGATACAAAAAACCACGTGGTCGAACATCTGCACAACGTTCGTTGTCAAGGTGGACAGATCAAGACTGGCAGAGTGCAGGTAAAGGTGGTGTATACCTTCCGAAACGTTCAATCAGTGCCTTAAAGTCGACATCTGCAGGTCGTAAACGTCTAGCAGAGGCCAACAAATCAAAACGACGGGCAACCAGTAAAGGTCAACAGACTGCACGTACAGGCATTCATAAAGGCAAAAAGAGGTGAACAATGGCAAAACGTATCGACAAATCAAAACTCAAATGCAATAAACCACGACCCATCAAACGGGGTGAACCTGGATATGGAGTCAAAAAGAGAGTGGTCAAGGCCTGTGATGATGGTCAGGAAAAACTTATCAAGTTCGGTTCTGCAGAGTATCGACACAACTACAGTGCACGTGCAAATGAAAACTTCAGGGCACGTATGAGATGTGACACAAAACCACCTGGCAAGTTGACTGCACGATACTGGGCCTGTGAAAGTCTATGGGCACGTAGGAAAAAACGAACATGAAAATAGAGATACACGGTACAGGCAAGATACCATCAAAGAAAAATCAAATGATGATATGTGGTAAGAGACTGGTAAAACAAAACTCTGTACGACTATTTGAGGCATCATTACGTGCACAGGCATTGTTGATCATGACGACTGCAGAACTGCAACCGACTGACAAACCTGTCAAACTTCATCTCGATGTTACATTTGGTGATAGACGACGACGAGATGTACAGAACTGTTTTGGTTCTGTCTGTGATGCGTTGAATGACATCGTATACAACGATGATTGTCAAATACAAATACTATCTGCACAAAAGACTTACATAAAGGGTGAATGGTGTTATTCTATTTATGTTGAAACAACATAAAATCAAAGGGATACCATTATGTCACAACAGTCCAGAGGTCGAGGCAGACCACCCAAAATACTGAAACCATCTGCAAAAATGTCATCGTTCGGTATTTGGTTTACAACTCACATGTCAATGTTCAACATCTCACAGGCAGATGTATGCAATCACATCGGTATATCATATTCAGTACTGCGTTCATGGATATATGGAGACCACAACCCACGTGTCGTCAACCTGATAGAAGTCTGTGACATGTTGAGTCGTTATAACAATCAACAACCGATGCACATTCTGTCAGATGCTATCATGACATTTGACGAGGCAGTATGGGCACAAAGTCGATGGATAAAGCGCAACCCAAAGAAGGCCACAGTATCAGAAGTTTATACAGGCCTCCGTTTTGAGATGGTCGACAAGGCATTGCAGGCAGACATATCTGCAGGTGACATTGTACCATTCGATGATGACGATACACATGGGTGTGTGTCAGATTTGGAGACCCCTGGCGACCTACTGAC